TGCCTCGTTACGCCTTATGATGGCTCTCGTCTTTGGCCGGAACCCTTTCGATCTAAATTTATACGCAGCACTCAGGTACTTAGATCCCGCAGGGTGCTTGCCGTGAAAGTGGCTAACTGACTTCTCTACCTGCTTTCTGACCTCAGCATCGTAATAATCACAGGACGTGTCAAAGGCATCTCTCGACATTGCTAACCAGCTAGATTCTGGCTGCTCTTCACTGTCTGTCTGCACTTGTGTCTCCCCATCTGCTGGGGCTTGAGCTGAATTCATCATCGATCTGCCACCATCTCGTGTTTCCAGTCACGCTTCACATCAGAGAGCGAGTTCTCAACGTTAATTACCTTTTCGCGCGACAACCGGTACCTCTCAAGATACTCGCCAGCCCCCATGATCACGCTTCTCATTGAAGGATCACTAATTAAGTCAACAGTGAGCACTGTGTACCCCATTCGATTGGAGATAAGCGCGTTCAAGATGTTGATCACGCCGCCGCGCTGATTTACGATAACAGTCCAGCCTTGCTCGTATGCTGGATAGTGCTTTATCAGCGCTGCCATCACATCCTTGGCTAGATTTTGATTGAGCCCGTCGAGCTTTTCATCAACCCCTGAAAGTATCTGCATTATTCCTCTGCCTCTTCAGTGTATAGAGCTGACTGCCCCTGTCTACGCTTGAACTGCTTCCCGTTCGAGAAGGAATATTCAGTATACTCTTGATTCAAATCACCCTCAACCTGCTCAACTCTCGCTTTCCAATCTTCATCTTCGTACGTTGGTTGCTCGGCCATCAGCTGTCTCCGTAATATTCAGGCATCAAATCGTTTTGATTATACTCGATAACTGACTGAGAAAATGTGAGACCAAGCGCGTCACCTCCATCAGGAGAGAAGCCGTATTCTGATTTGATTTTCTCTTTAGCCTCCATCTGAATGCGATCATGTGAGTCGCGCTTGTACGGACTCGCACACAATTCCGACTGCAGTTCGTCATCATCCGGGATATCCACAGGTAAATTATCATCATTCATCCACTCAGCCATCTCCCCCCACATCTCCGCACGCTTATTCTTGTACAGCTCCGCATTCAATGGAGAAGACCCGAACGCCACTGCGCGAACATTAGTATAACCAAGCTCATGCAGCCTATCAACCAGCGCATCACCACCACCCGCATCAATGAACATCATTGTTGGGCGCTCTCCATCCAGCACCTTCTTACAGATTGCAACCTGCTTCCCCAGCTTGTCTACCGCGCTATCAACGTAATATTCGTAACCGTATGCCTTTCGCCCCCTTCTCCGAATCAGAGCAAACTTATCTCCGCCTCTCGACGGGTCCACACCAACAACCAGCGTATGACTCGGCCTCACTGTTGCTTTTCTGGCTCTCATCACCACTTTTGGCGAAATCAACCCAGCCTCTCCTGTCATCTGGAAAGCCTCAGATGCAGTCATTGGGTACTCTTGCTTGAATGAAGCGTCCCCGTCCGCACCTCCTGCAGATAGCTCGATGATTTTTGATCTTCTCCATACAAGCTGCCCCTCTGAAAGACCAAACATCTCTTGCAACTTCTCTTCATAAGCAGACCTATGAAAGTCTGCAGGTGCCTTTTTTACATATTCGTCCTGCCAGTACCAGGGAACGAATATCGCCATATACCCAGACCGACCCGACTCCGCAGCCTTCCATTGCTGGTGATAGAAGTTACCAACCCCGTTAGCTGTAGACTCCAGAAAAACCTCTGTATCCTCTTCATCCGGGATAGCCTGAAGAATACCCTTAGCGTGCTCGGATGCGTGCGGCCAAAACGCCACCTCAGACCCATGGAAAAGCTGAATTGTTGAAGATCGCCCAACACCTTTATTCCCTGCAGTCCCCACCTTATACCCTGAATCAAGCTTATCAAAAATCAGCTCCTTGCCATTTGCAGCTCCTGTGCTTGGCTTCAGTAACGGATTACTAAACTCGTGATACCGCTCCACCATATCAAACAGATTCTTTGTAGCTTCATCTTCATGAGTAAGGATAAATGCCCTGATCCCCTTCCTGTGCGAAACCCTCCAGTACATACGGCCTTCAACATACGTTGAGCACCCCTGCTGTCGCCCCTTCAGAATGATTGCCCGGACCCTGCCCGTTTCGCGCCTCTGCTGCTCCACTCTCTCATGAATGTATAGCTGCGCCTTGTTCAGCTCAAAAACCTTAGTTCCACCTTTCTTCGGACGAATCTTCAGGTTCTTGTCTGCATAATACGGAAAGTCGTCACGCATCCTTACCCTGATCTGACGCTCCCGTTCATCCATCCAGCTGATCCAGCGCGTCTTCGTGACTCATTGATACGTTATGATCGATTTCCTGCTTATCCTTCCATCCAAAGTTATTCTTCAGATTAAAAATCGTCCCAGCAGGAGCCGTTCCCCCCAGTCTTTTCTCTAAAGCAATCTCAACTCTCTGCTTCGCTTTTTTTATTGTCGCAAGAAATTCTCCCTTCTGCTCGTAGTTCCTTAGAGCCTCGGTACTCATGCCCAGGTGATAAGCCAATCCCGAAACAGTAGGCGCGTAAACCTTGATTCCATCACCAACAATCATGCAGGCATCGTCACTCTGGAAGTATTCTTCGATCAGTGCTTCCAGCTCTTCAACGCTCGAATACTTCGGAGGCCTACCTACAGGGCGCTTCTCTTTCGCCTTCGCTGCAACTCTCCTCTTAGGAGCGGCTTTCTTCTTAACGACGGCCTTCTTCTTTACCGGATCTTTCTTTTTAGCAACCATGTAATCACCTACACCCTCTCTGCTTCTCTTCAGTCATTGATCGACACTCTACGCACTCACCATAAACTAATCTTGATGATGGCTCTCCACATTCCGTGCAATCACCCGGCTCACCCTCCGGTATGTCTCCCCTGGCAGCGTTGATGTGCCGCTGTAGCTCTGCCTCTTGGTTTTGTTGCTCTCTATCCATTTCATCCATGCTTCTAAGACTCTACGTTTGCTTTGATAAATGCTTAATTGAAACGCACCCGATAATAACGATATTGAAAAGCGCCGGTCGATTATGATACCAATTCTCCAGCGTCTTCCTGCTTGTCTGCGAAATATTGGAGGCCTCTTGCAGGCTGCGCACTCCTAACCGCTTCGCCTCTCGCGATGGAGTCGTTTCTTTGATCATGCTTGATTAAGCTTTGTATAATGTATCATTAAAGCGCATTATACCCCATTTTATTCTTGATTGGCAGTCTGAAACGGCCTTATCCATTCCTCAACACTATCTAATATCTCCACGGTAATCAGTCCACCCTTCACAACCTCCCCCCAGTCCGGCATCAACAGAGGCACAAAGCGACTATCGTCTACCCCTAGCCCGTCAGCAATGCCATCCAAGTGCGCTTTAAGGGAGGCCATCACGTTATCCCTATCGCGCTTTCTGCGGTCAGGTGGGCAAGCTGTCACCCTCAAGTACAGCCTTCCATCTTCTGGGATAGAGTTTTTATGACTAATAGCAAGAAGCCGCCCCTCTTCCCTTGACCTTTTCTTTAGCCCGGATATTGCCATCCTATGTTTCCGTGCATTAGGCGACAGGTCTTTGTGTGGCCAGGGTAAAGATATCGATATCACTCGCTTAACCTCCTGATTGTGTCTGCCAGCATATCCAGCTCCTCCATCTTGTAGATCCTCATCATTGTTTTATCACCATGCACTCCCTGCGGCCCTTGATGGCAGTCAGGGCAAAGTGGAACAGTAAGATAGTTCGAGGCTCTCTGTGATACTCCCTGCCCAGCCCTTACATGATGAACTGTAACAGGACTATCACCACACAGAACACACGGCAACTGCGCTACACGCCCCATATATATCTTCTCTGCTTTTGTTGCTGTTTTCTTCACTCTCTACTCCGTATAGTATGCTGCACATCAACACATGCTCGCCATTTGATTGATTGCATTCTCCGCCTCTTCCTCGCTCTCGAAAGTCTGACTCAACACGTACTGCCAACAAAACGAGAAAGCCCTCTTGTAGAACTCGTTGAACCCATCTTGGCCCATTGACCTGAAATTGATCGAGCTAGGCATCTTCCGGGGTCCATCCGGTGTTGATACCAGGTGCGCATGGTCAATCTTCAGCTTCAGCCATACCAGAAGCCCCTCCATAGACTTCTCAGGCGCTTCAACTTTCTTCTTGCGTGATTGGTTGGTCTCGTTGAGAAAAGTCCTGCACGCCTCGTTTAGAGCTCCTGAGCTGCCGGATTTCTCATCCAGCCAC